TCTGGAGTCATAGACCTTTATATCGAGCTGATGACGTAGCTATTGTCAAGAGCGTAGCTTACAGCAAGGGTGATACATTCAGTCCGCCTACGATGCCTACAAGCTCTGGTGGTGTCCACTGGCTCACAAAAGGTTCGATAGTAGGTCTTAATGCTGAAGGTCTAAGTCGTCATGAGATAAGTCGTGGAGATTTTGTAGGTTCTACTAACCCACAAGACTATGCTGATGAACAGTTGGTTCTAATTGCACAAGAAGCTATTGAGTTTTTCTGCATTACTGACCCAGATTTAGAAGTTGAATGGGCTGGAGAAGTTCACGATGTGGTTGCCGGGGAAACCTTAGAGCTTACTAACTTACAAGGTAAGCGTATCTTTATTGCTGAAGATGGCTTAGAAGTTAATGGCTCTCTGAGAAGCAAGCATGTAGTTCTGTCGATTGAGACTACAGATAACGCGACAATTGTCAACACTGGTGAAGTCAGTGCGTCTTTTGCAGTATTCTATAGGGCTTAGTAATGGATTTCCAAGATTTATTTAATGCGACTTTTGTATTAATTTCTATTTTTGTTGGCTGGTATCTTAGGGCGGTATGGGACGCTATAAGTAGACTGCGAATGGATATTCAATTAATAGAAAGAAATATTCCGAGCGTATATCTTAGGCGTGATGACTTTCAAATAGCATTGGCTGATATTAAGGACACGCTTAATCGCATAGAAGATAAGCTAGACAATAAGGCGGACAAATGATACAGCTACTACAAATTGTTGGTGGATTAGCTACTACTTGGATGCAAGGCAAGGCAGAAGAAGTCAAGGTCAAGCAGGAAGTAAAGATTAAGGCTATGCAGTCAGAAGAAAATTGGGAAAAGATGATGGCTGAAGGTAGCAAGACATCATGGAAGGACGAATGGTTCGTTATTGTTTTGTCTATCCCGATGGTCGGCGCTTTTATTCCTGAGCTTGTTCCGTTCATACAGCAAGGGTTTACTGTCTTAGATACAATGCCAGAATACTACAAAGGATTTTTGGCAGCAGCTATAGCAGCATCGTTTGGTCTAAAAGGTTTGGCTAACTGGAAAAAGTAATGGGTGATTTAACTAAAAATATATCTAGGTCTGAGATTGAATGTAAGTGCGGTTGCGGCACAGACACTATTGACTCTGAAACAGTCAAGGTAGTTCAAGGCGCTTGCGATTACTTTGCTAAACAGTTGGACGTTAAGAAAGTTCACTTGGTTATCACTTCTGGCATTAGATGCAAAGAACACAACAGCAAGGTTGGCGGCTCAAACAAGTCACAGCACATACAAGGAAGGGCTATCGACTTTGTGATCGTTGGTGTTGAGCCTAGTGAGATATATCACTACTTAGATAAGAAGTACACGGGGAGATATGGTACTGGAGATTACGAAACGTTTACCCATCTTGATACTAAGACGGGCAACGCTCGTAGATGGTCTATTTAGACTTAGATTTATTATGCTTCTCTTTGCAAGACAGGCACTTCCTTATGCCCTGTATCTTACCGTTTACATCTCTGCGTTTTGTGATGGGTATTTCACTTTCTGGTTTATCTTGTAGACACCATCTGCAAAAATAGTACGCCATTAGAACGGCACATCTATATCATTACCGGGAAAGTCTTTTCCCGCATTATTACTTGGTTGGCCTTTGGGTTTCTCCTGCTCGCCTTTTCCGCCCAACATTCTTAACTCATTAGCTACAATTTCAGTAGAAACTTTATCTTGACCATTTTTATCTTGCCATTTGCGGTGATCTGTCCTGCCTTCAACGTAAACTAACGAGCCTTTTTTTAAGTTATTGTTTACAATTTCCGCCAGCTTATTTCTAAAGACAACTCGATGCCACGTTGTAACTGACTTCATTTCACCTGACTTCTTGTCTCTCCACGTATTGTCCGTTGCAATTGAAACGTTACATACCATTCCACCATCATTAAATGTTTTTGATTCTGGATCGTTACCCAATCGGCCTACTAAGATTTGTTTATTTAACATTATTTTTCCTTATTTAGTATAGTTATTCTGTAATTAAAAATTGGCTTTTCAAGATCTACCTGTTTCAGCTTAATGCCATTCTCTTTGATAAATGATGACGGTGTTTGCTTCTTAGACTTTGACTGAGTAACAGAAACTTTCACACCACAACCTGCTGAGCTAGTTTTACCAGCCAGCACCTTCATTGTTGCACTAGCGTCTGATAGATTCTTGTCCCACATGTCAGCCATGTCTTTTGCATGTAAATACTTATTTGCAGCTAACTGCCATTCTTCATCCTCACGCTCAAAACTATCTCTAGCTTTAACGTAATTTTTCCAGCCTTTTATTAATGCTTTTCTTCTCTCCGGTAATGACTTGTACTTGTAATGCCTAAGCTCTAAAGTATCTCTATCTGTAACTGTCAATGTTGCATCATTTACATTAGCCACCAGCATTTGATGCTCTAACTGCCAATAATAAAGCGGTGGTATTTCATTAAAAGCAAACTTTTTATTTGTAAACTTATGCTCCCACAAAAAACCCTGCTTAATGTCTAAACCATCAAAAGATGCTTGCAACTCTTGTGAGCCTACAGTTTCCGATGCAACCAACGGTCTTAACTTAACGCTAAACATTATTTCACACACATTTCTAGCCATATCTTCGCGCTTATGACCTTCATCGAACAGCTTTTGCAGGTAAGGTGAGATTTTGCTTTCTTTTAAGCCAAGCTGTAGCTGTATATGCTCGTCTAAGCTGATATATCCGCTTCCCATTATAGTAGGCGCATCACTAGCATTTAACGCCTTCTGCCTAGCCTCTCGCCACGAATCAGTACCTTGAATTAAACTGAGTATTTTCACGATAAAGACTTTTTAGCTTTGTTCACTATTTCTTTATATGCTGACTGCTCGGACTCGCTCAAGCTAATCCATATATCTTTGAGAGCATCTAGATTTTCAGACTCATTAATCATCTTAACTACGTGATCTTGAATCTGGACTGCTGGCTCGATAGGCATCGACTCTCCAGCATAAATGTAATGACCTAGGCCAAACATAGCGATAGCTTTAACTAAGCATCTCATTCTAGCATTGGCTATCAAGTCACATGTTGGATCAATAACTGGTTTGTTTCTAAAGTCAGTAACAGCCAACCACATTTCTCTTGTTGTACCTTCAACAGTAAGCTCGCACCAAACTTCGACAGAGCCTCCGGTATGCACCTTGTCATCTTTGAAGCGATAGCTAGATGTTGGATAATTCTCTTGCAATGTTGCCCAAGCCCAAGTCCAAGCTAAGTAAGTGAACCCGTTCTTGACATTTGCATGATCATTAACGTTAATTGCTGACAAAGTTTGCCATATTTCTTTTTCTTTACTCATTTTATTCCCCAGTTTATTTACTAAAATTATCTTCAGTGCTGCTTTCAAGCCATTGTTCTGCAAAATAGCTATCTTTCTCGGCCTGTTCATAACCTCTGCCATAAGCAGCTAAATAGCCTGAATTATCTGGCATTGCTATATCTAAGCCTTTGTAGCCATCGTCAAAGCCTTTTTCTTCTTTATGCTTACTCATTAATCTAATCTCCCGTAATTTTTGCGTTCAAGATCTACACGATAACCATCATCAGTTATTGTTAGATGTAGGTCTCCAATCGGCGTAGACTTGAAAAACTTTCCACGCTCCACGCAATATAAAACAAAGCGCTTTATAAAGTCATCATTTAAGGGTGTATTGTTTTTAATCATAATCTATTTCCTCAATGTTTAATTTAGCTTTTGTGAAAGCTATTTCCAATATACATGAGTAAAAATGATAATGCAAATACAGAAAACACAAAAACGTACAGCCTGTACACTTCTTGTTTATATTCAGTTCTTGTTTAATACCAGTTCTTATTAGTACCTTATTTTCCCGATAAGGCTTTAACCGATAAGGCTTTAACCAATAAGGCAACCACTTAAAAGCGTATTAATGCCCCTTTAAACGGCCGTAAAAGCTATTTTAAGCCGCTCAAACCTATTGCCATAGGCAACCATATATTGACCAAATTTAAGGCATAAAAAAAGCCCGTTATGGGCCTTTTCTATTTATTGCTATTGTACTCGCTCTATTATGTATTTATTCGGAATGATGTCACAAGTTTGTCGGCCTTGTTCCGTGTCGATATAAACACAATCACCTGATTGATTAAAAGCAACTATCGGCAAAGTAATATGATGAATAAATACTGCCATTATTATAGTGATCGATATGGCAAAAAGTGAGCAGTTTATTAATAGTTTCATAATTTTATCCTTGGTTAATTAATAGCCTAGCCATTCGAGAACAGTTTGAGCTTGATAGGTTGCCATGTTGCCTAGGTCATTGAAAAACTCGGTAGCGTCGTCAATGCCATGCTTTGCTAGTTCTTGAATGGCGCGTTTCTTACTGATTGTTTGATTTTCTGCTGACTCATAATACATTTTATATACTCCGGTTGGTTAGGTTTTTTTTAGCCTACTAGTGCGATAACAGCTTGTTCGCCGCAGTTGGATAGAACAATACCGTGGGCGCTTGTATTAGTACAACTTGCAATACCATCATAACGATTGTCAGATGTGCGCATAAAATTGCCGAGATCATGTATATCATCATCATCATTAATATTTACGCAATAACTACCTTCCTCGCTGCCGTCATAATCAAAATCCTTTTTCTGATCAGCAGTTAAATCAAAAAAAGAAACAATATCAAAACGGGCGTGCCTGTGAGATCTCATAATTTTATCCTTGGTTAATTAATAGCGTCAAAATGACACTGCAAAGCCCGCCATTAATGACGGGCTTCACACTATCACCTAAGCTGATTGAGCGAGTTCGCTTTCGTCGCTAAATGTCTCGATGAATGTAACAGCACGTTGAGCTAGTGCAGCAGCTTTAAAGATCGCTTTTTTATCAGCTTTCAACACTTTGATCCAACCGTTCAAATATTTTGCGTGGTTCTCCATCGGTTCACTTGTTATGTTTAACGATTGGCATTGAAACGCCGCGCCAAGTTCTGCAACTAACTCCTCTTTTGCGTAGTCATCAGATCCGAAGCGCGCATGAGTTAAACGATCCAGCCTTGCCTTGTGGCCCGTCCAGTGTGTCAGCTCATGCAGCAACGTACCATAATACGTTTGAGCGCTTGTGAATGTATCGGCGTTTGGCATTTGAATACGGTCATCAAATGGAGAGAAAAAAGCACTATCACCGCCATGACCAATTGATGCGCCAGTTGCTTTAATGTATTTGTCTACAGCAGCAATACGCTCTATTTCTTCGCGCTCTATTCTGGCTGGTATCTCATATCCATCAACTTGATCAGCATTGAATAGTTTAAATTCTCGCAGCATTGGGATTTTTTTCTTTTCGTCTGTTTCTTTATCTTTGATAAGCAATGTCTTGTAGAAAATGCCGCCGGTTGCTTTTTCTCCCTTTTTTACTTGCGCGCCTTTGTCAGCCCACTGTTTGTAAGTCCCCCATATATTGGAAGAGTAACCACCGCGCACGGCAGATGATGATAAAACCATGGTATTAATACCCGAATAGTTTTTCCCGCTTGCTATATTATGCGGCGCATCAATAGCGGCCCACTCTTTAGCCCATCCCGTGCCTGCTGTCTCCATCATGTCAATAATGGTTTGAGTTATTTCTTGCTGAATATCGTTTTTCATTTTGATTGCCTTTGGTTAGTTAGTAGTTATTTAAATTTAAAATCCCAACGACTGTTCTAGTGCATTTAATACCTTGCGGCTGTATTGATATATCTCGTCATTTAGACCTGACTTCGCTTGTAACGTATCGGCATATATATCGGCCAACATAGCATCGCTCTCGATACCATAAGCCGCACTATCTTGTATTAGGGCAGCGGTACATTTTGCTGGCACGTCTGCATCGTGGCAGCGGATGATAATGTCAATTGATGATCTTATTGGGAATCTGATTTCCATGTTGTTTTCCTTTGGTTAGTTACAGACGCTGACAAGTGTCGGCGTTTGGCAAATTATAATAGTAAAGAAAAAAAGAAAACAAGCAAAAACAGAAAAAAACCTTATTTAATGATATAATAGGTGATGCAAAGCAAGCTATACCAACAGTTTACAATCCAATAGACTTTTTAGGTTGTTTCAATAATCTGAAGATTACAGTCAAATCAGCGCTTATTAATAGTAGAATAGAATGACCGATCTTTTCCGGTGAAAGTGTGCCTTTACTCCCTTACTATATAGAATAGAAACCCAAGCAAGAACAACCGATCTCTTTTCAAAGTGTACTGCTGTAAGTATCAAGTAAACCTTAGCAGCTCAAACAGCTATTAGTGAATACATGGTTTAACACACAAACAAAAACCCCCCCATCATCTCAAAGAAACAGTTAATACCCCCTATCAATTGAAGCTGAAGTCAATGATACCAATGGTTTTAAGTTGTTTTTCAGGAGAGATTTTATTCCTTTTATTTATGTGCAGGCGAGGGGTGGCCTTCGGAGTCGCGCTTGCATATACCTATACTCCCTTTGACGCACAAAATTCCCAATAACCTAACCTTACTACCTTTAACAGGAGAAGATGGCTTAAAAGGCTATTAGAGGACGTTCAGTGGGATATTAACTATTACTCCCTATATACATTTAGCCTGTCAGAATATATTTTTTTTACTTTGAAATACATTGTTGACTTTGATATTCACCTGTTTTATGATGACCTTCATCGGCAAAACATTAAGATGTCGATGTGTAGACTACAAATAGAGGGTAATATATGTTTGACACGGTAAAGAAGCTGGTTGAAGTGACCAGTAAGAAGGCATTAAACGAGGCTACTGGTGTTCCTATTCATTCGCTTATAAAGATAGAGGGTGGAGATAATAGGGTTCAGTACGTCCATGTGGAAGCGTTGCACAATTTCTTTTTTGGTAAGGCTCAATGAAGTCTCGGTATGTAATCTCAACTGATGAGGCTAGGCGTAATTGTATATCAGACATAGAGAGTTTAGATACTGAAGGCAGAAGGGTTGTTACTATTATGGATCAGAAGGAAGCCAGAAGCGCGGCACAGTCTAGGTTGAGATGGTTATGGGCTGGACAGGCGGCAAAGGATTTGGCTGGCGTAGGAAAGGGTAGAGATAAAGAGCAATGGAATTTGTACTGGAAGCATAGATTTATGAAGCCATTATTGATTGCTCAGGATGAGGACTTCGCCATTTTCTTTGAAGATCACGACGACCATTGTGTATTGATTAAAGACCATCCTGCTGTATTGCAAGATTATCAAACTCAGTTCTGGGAGTTGATAGCTCAGACCGAGAAGATGAATGTGAAAACGTTTAGTGAATTTCTAGACACTATAGATAGGTTCATGCTGCATGAGTACGGGTTAAGGCTGGACACGCCAGCAGACCTAAAATATATCATTAACGGGGAATAACTATGATTAATAACGAAGTGAAAATTGAAGTATTGTATAACTCTAAAAAGAAAAGCATGTTGGCGGCGTACTTAATAGGCGCGTTTCTTGGTGGAATTGGCGCTCACTACTTCTATTTAGGGAGGAAAGAGTTTGGATTTGCCATGCTAGGCAGTGGGATAGTTTTTTTTATGGGCGCGATGTCTGGTAACGAGAATCTAATTATTGTCTCAAGCCTTATTCATACGTTCCTATGTATTGCTAGTTTTGTTCACACGTACTATATATGTAATGAAGTAAATGCTCAGCTCCGGGATGAGTGCGTGATAATGGTGGAGGATTAACATGTCCGCTATAGACGAGATAACTCCAGAGGAGTGGGACAAAATAGTTGCTGTTGCATTGCGAGATGCTGCTGATCTAGCTGAAGATTACAAGTGGAAGTTAGATGAAAATGAAAGACCAATCTTTGGCGGTGAAGACGAGGTAGATAACCCCGCTCACTACAATGAAGGTGAGATTGAAACTATTGACTACATTGTGGACGTTCTAGGTGAATGGGACAGCATACATTACTGTCACGGAAACATACTCAAGTATCTAAGCACTAGATTATGGACTAAAGGCAAGCCGCTTCAAGACGCTAAGAAAGCTCGGTGGTACTTGAACAAGATGATTGACTTGATGGAAAAAACAGAAGGGGATAAGTGGTGAGATTAAATACATTAGAAATGCTTATTGAACAATGGGGGCATGAGAAAGGTATCCTTCCTTACGTAGTGCCTATGGCTCAACTTGAAAAGACTGAAGAAGAAGTAGCCGAGCTACGGAAAGCTATTGAAGAGCGCGATGTTGAAGAAATTACAGATGCTATCGGTGACATCTTTGTAACCTTAGTCATGCAGACGCAAGCATGGGGTTTAGATATGGAGACATGTGTGGAGCAAGCGTATAAAACAATCAGCCAGCGCACGGGTAGTATGGTTGATGGCAAGTTTGTGAAGGATGGTGATTAATGAGTGTTGAAGTTCTGCTTGCACGTTTAGAAAAAGTTAGAGCTTCTGGTGGTGATTCGTGGCGGGCGCAATGCCCGTGCGGTCACGCATCAACGGGGCAGATGTCAATTAAGCTACTATCATCAGGGAGCATACTTATACATTGTCATGCAGGACATTCACCAATGGATATTGTTGAAGCTATGGGCTTATCAATGAGTGATTTATTTGAGAAGCCATTAGACCAGCATATTAGGCCGTTGTATATGGCGCAAAAGGAAAAGAAAGATCAGAGTCAGGTGGATGACAAGATGCAGGGTTATAATTTAAGGCTTGAAATGGCTGTAGAAACAAGGGAGCAAGGTGGGAAGTTATCAGTTAAAGATTTGGAAACCGAAAGAAAAGCGTGGGTAGAAAAGAGAAAGCTGCAATTAAGATTGCAATAATCTGATAATAAAGGTACAATTTAATAACTAATCACCGGGAGAGGCAGAATGTTAATAAGTAGAAAGAGGGTTGAATCGTTTTTGAAGGTTGCGAATCATGCGGTCATAGTTAAAGAGACCGGGGTGACTTATCCAACTCTTAGGCGAATATCTAATGGTGGGTATGACCATGCGAGATATTCTACGCGAGAAAAGCTATCTCAATTTATAAGGGAAGTTATGACTGGCGTTTACAAATGATTATTCGTAGTCAGAGGCCAGAGCATAATTTCACTATAATTAGCAATCAAGTTATAGAGGACGCTAACTTGGATTGGAAGGATTTAGGTTTATTAGTTTACCTATTATCCAAGCCTGACAATTGGCAGATTTCTTTAGCACACTTAGCCAAGCAAAAGCGTACAGGGCAAGATGGCGTGTCAACTGCTATTAAAAATCTAAAGCAATCAGGTTACATTCGCATGAAAAGGCATAGCACAGGGCATGTCGATTGGTGCGTTTATGACAGGCCACAAACAGGTGATCCAGAACAGGAAGTTCCCGAACAGGAAAATAAGGCACTAATAAGGACTGATAATAAACAAGGACTGAATAATAACAAAGCTAAGCGGTTTGTTGTTCCTTCTTCTGAGGAAGTTGCTGAGTATTGTTCGTTACGGCAAAACATAATAGACGCTGACGTTTTTGTTGATTACTATGAAAGTGTGGGTTGGAAGGTGGGGAGTTCTAGGATGAAGGACTGGAAGGCAGCAGTAAGAACGTGGGAGCGAAGAAGAAAGTCTGAATCCTCTCCCGTTGCTGATTTTGATCAGTATGAGGGTGTCCAATGAAAACGTTAAATAGTATTGACCTACTGAAAGATCCTGAGTACATAGCATTTACTGGTGTACAAGAAAGCCAAAATATTCTTTCAGCTACCGAGCTTTCCGATATAGCCGTTGAGTCGTTCAATAGCGATGAAGCTAATAACGGTTTAAAGCTACCATTCTCTAAGACGCATGATGATTTCGCTTTGCGTCCCGGCGAAGTCACGTTATGGACGGGTATTAACGGTCACGGTAAGTCGCAAATCCTTAATCAGATATGCGCACTTACTATGCCCGTAAGCAAATGGCTGATAGCTTCATTGGAGATGCCGTTAAAATCAACAATAAACAGGCTCGTTAGGCAGATGGGTGGGTTGCAAAATCCGTCAGAAGATTACATCAGAAAGCTAATTAAGAAAACTGATGGTCAGGTCTGGCTGTACGACCAAATAGACACGGTAGAATCTAGCAGAATCTTAGGTTTAGTTGATTACGCGGCCAACAAGCTAGGTGTTGAGCACATTATTATTGATTCCTTGGTTAAGTGCGGCTTAGGTCTTGACGATTACAACGCTCAGAAGAATTTCGTTGATAGGCTTGCGTGGTCGGCGCGAAGAAATAACGTGCATATTCACTTAGTGCATCACATAAGGAAGTCGGAGCGTGAGGGTAAAATGCCTGACAAGTTTGATGTTAAGGGCGCTGGCGAGATTGTTGACCTTGTAGACAACTTGGTTATATTCCACAGGAACAAAGATAAGGAAGATCAAGTCAGGATATTAACGGCAAAACATGAAAAGACTGACGCGGACAATAAACAAATAACAAAGCTAATAGGTATTCCAGACAACGTTATCTATGTCGCTAAGCAAAGGCACGGCACTGGCAAGGAAGGAAAGTACGGTGTCTATCATGATTCGGGGTCTTTGCAGTACCTATCATCACCAAAAGCAAGGCCGCTTAGCGTATGAGTAAGATAACCAAAAGCG